TTTTTGGTAAGTGTTTTTCCATGTCTGCTGAATGTGCGTCCATGTGTGCTTCTTTAACTACATCTTCTGGACCTAGTTCTTCAGTTTTATTTGCTTCCTTAACAAGGTTATAAACATAAGGAAATACACCTTTAAGTTCTTCGTTGAACTGTTTGATTGTAAGTTCGTCAATCCAACTGTTTGAAACATCTTCAGGAACTTCTTCTAGCACGGTTGTTTCGAAGTTTTCAAATGCTTCTTTATAATATGCTTGGCGTTGTAAAGACTCAACTGTCTTTTTAACTGTTGCTAATCTTTCATTTACAACATCCATGTATCCTGCTAAACCTTCAGCCATTACACTTGAGCGATTCATGTAAGTCTTAAATTTACGCAGTTTGTTCATTTCTTCTGATAGGCCGATAATATGCTTACCAAAATCATCATATGCATTTCCACCTTCACTTACGTGCATAGCCATTGCTCTTGCACCGTTCATGTGTCTTAGTGGATATTTAAATCTTTCTCCGCCTTCGCTTTCAATATAAATGCTGTGTATATTTTGTGTGCGGCCTGCGGCATTCTCATGGTTAATTGGTCCAGCGTGTTTTACAACTAATCTTGCTGATCCAATATCTTGGTAACTAGTTCTGTTAGTACCATACATTTTTGATTCGCTCATTTGTTTCTCCGTGCTTAGATATTCGTAATCTCTTTTGTCTAAGTTTGATTTTGTTATATCCCTTGTATCAAAGTTTAGCATTCTCTTTTTTGCAAATACTCTTAGTTCTTTTAATAAATCAAACCATTTACTTTTTAACGTTGTTTCATCTTCTGAAAATAAATCCTGACTATACATTACTGTAAGTGAATCTTCATCTATACTTATGCTAACTTTTTTGTCTTTAGCAAAGTCAAATTCAAAAAATCTTGCTTCACCTGGCTTATTAGTAATAGTGGCTTTATCATCTCCTACTGTAATATTAGGAAATCTGCCACGGATTTTGTTAAAAAGTTCGTCTGCAATAGTCTCAAGGTTTTTCATATTAATATTTATCAATAACCGCTAACAAATATAGGCATGGGCGGTTCGTATTGCTCCTCTCCTTCGGCTTGTGTAAATGTGTTGTATATACGTGGATCCCAATCTCGCATCACTGCCATCATACGCAGAGCCAGTAAAGTAGCACTAACTAGGTCATCATTAGCTCCCGGTTTTGCTTTGAAACTTGTTCCTGTTGCTACAAAGTTCTTTAATTCTGTAATTAGTGGTCCACTATTAATAGTTATTTTGTTGTTTTCTACCATAGTCTTTAATCTACTACATGCAGTAATTTTTGTGCCGTGTGTAGTATTAAATCCTTTGCGAAATTTACGTACATGTCCTTTGCGTTGTGGTTCACTTACAAACAAGCCTGGTATATTTTCCTCACCAAAGTCGTTGATTACAATTAGTGCGGCTTCACCAATACTATTGTTTTCAACACTCCAGTAAATGTTACTACCATTGGTTTTACAACTGTCTTGTATATGAGTACATACGTCTCTTAGTATTCTTATTTGTGCAGGTATAGGTGTTTCATTATGGCGCCATTCTGCAACTTGCTTGTAGCTAGGCAATTCATAGACTTGGATCGCGGCATAGTCTCCGCCTGTACCCATTGCAGGATCAAGTGCTACAGCGTAACTTTGATCTGCTGTAGGTTTTCCGTACCATCGTGTTTGACCCATATTCATTAAAGGATCAGATGCTTCCATTTGTGCAAGGTGTATACTATTGATAAGCGTTTCGTCATAAACTAGAAACTCACAACCATACTCACGTCTAAACTTTTCTTCACCAATACGTCCTATTTCTTCTATTTTCCATTGTTCATCTCTATCAGGATGTTCGTCCCAACTACATGTAAATCCGTGAAATCCATTTATGCCTACTTCTTGTTCATTGCCATGTGCATCATATTTGTTTTGACTTTCTTTCCAAATTACTGCAAAAGTATCTTCATCTGAGTTTGGTGTACTTGTGATAATTGCACGACCACCTGTTGCTAGTGTTGGTGAAATTGAAGTCCAAAATTCTTCTGCAATGTTCGGATTTACAAACGCAAACTCATCACAGTATAGTAATGATATGGACATACCACGTCCTGTATTGCCTGTAGTTGTAGCACTAACAATACGTGAACCATTTTCAAACTCCATACTACCTTTATTGTAATTGGTTACACCTGCTCTAATATGATCAGGACATGATTCGTAAACATATCTAATACGTTGCATAATTTCCTGTGCACCTGTATATTTGTGTGCGGCAATTAGCACAGTTTGATCAGGATGGAACATAGCATACCATGCTAGATATATCGCGGCAGTGGTAGTCTTACCTGTTTGCCTTGGTAGCATATTAATATTGAATCTATGATCGTGATAACTTTTTAACAAACGCACTTGATAAGTAAAAGGATCAAAAAGTAATTTGCCTTTTACAGGATGTTGAATAAAAGCAAAATTTCGTGCAAAATGCAAATAACCATTATCATGATCCATGCACTTTGCAAGATCTTCAATTTGTGCATCTGTATATGTTTCTGTTTTATTGGCTTTTTTAATTAATACGCCATCTAAAGAAGTACTCATAATACTATTTAACCAAAAAAATAGGCCCCTAGGGGCCTATGTGAGTTCGACTTTAATTTATTATAGTTGTTATACCCAGCCGTCGCCGGTAAGTTTGTCACCTATTGCACCACCAAGCATTCCGCCTGCCATACTGCCAATAGGTCCTAGAGGTGCACCTAACATGTGTCCTGCTACTGCGCCACCTACTCCTCCTAGCACTCCTGCATTTAGATCTTGGTCCCCAACAACATCATCTTTTCCTGGATTTTCTGGGTCGTCCATTTTAGCAGTTTGTACAATGCTAGGTTTAAGTCCTGCGTTAGTCATTAACCTCATCAGTTCACCAACATCATCACATGTTTCTGCGTTCATGTTGATACTAACGCTAGCCGCTTCATTGACTGGTGTACTAATTCTATCTAGTTTTTCCAGTAAATCACGCACGACTTAACTCTTGTATTCTTTGTATAACTCTGAAAGTTCTTCTTTGATCTTACTTGCTAGTGCCATTGGATTATCTCCGCCTGCTACTTTTGGATAAGATTTTTTTGATCTGTTTATATCATTTGAAGGAGGATTAGTTACATCAGTATATGGTTTGTAATCTTCGTCCGGTGAGTTTGCATAGTCACCTTCTTTTGCTTCATCATCACTTAAACTTTTACCAACTGCTCCACCTAATGCAGAACCAACTACTCCGCCAATTCCTGGTGCAATCATATTACCAGCAATATTGCCAAGTGCTGAACCAGCCGCGCCGCCTACTCCGCCGCCACCTGCTAGTGCGCCTAACGCTCCGCCTACTGGACCGCCTGTTAATGCAGAACCTGCCGCTGATCCTACTCCAGTGCTTAATGCACCTGCTTTAAGATCTTGGTCTCCTGGAACATCATCTTTACCTGGAATCTTTGGATCATCGTCCATTGCTCCTAATGCTTTCATATGCTTTTCCATATCCATTCTTGGACTCATTGGCATATCACTTACTTTTTGTGGCTCCATTCCAGCATTACGCATCATTGCCATAAGCTGACCAACTTGACCAGCGTCATCGGCTGTCATAGAAATGTTCATCGAAGCCGCTTCTTCTAGTTTTTGTTTTTTGCTAGGTGCTTCAATAGCATCCATTTTAGCAATCATGTCTTTTATGTTCATTATTTGCTCCCTACTGGTGATACAGTGTTTTCTTTATCGGTAATATCTTTCGTATCACCTGGCTTAACATCTTGTAACGGATCAGATTCTCTTTCTGATCTAGCTGTTTCAAGTTCTTTAAGTAATGACATTACACGGTTTGATCCAACTTGTTCTTGTGCTTTTGGATCAGACTGTCCCATGTCTTCTGTTTCTAATTTCGTTTGATAAGGACCTTCGTCTTGAATGTTTTGATATGCTTCCTGCGGTTCATTCATATTACGAACAATTAAGTTATCCCTGCTACAATCACAACACTGTGCAATGTATTCTGAAAGCACTTGAGGTGTAGTTGGATAATTTAATCCTACTTCGTAGTATGTTACTTCACAATTACTAAGTTGTGGAAAATCTAACGGGCGTTCTTGGATCGGAGTTTTCTTTCCTGCACTCATAGACGCTACACTGTAACGCTTAAGGCATGTTTCTAACTGATCAGCAAAGTCATCTGGACATTCGCCTGCTACACCAATGTTAAATTCGTATATTTTTTTTGCTTCTGCTAAGTATTTTTCAAACATGTTTTTCGTCCTTATAAATTATTTATCCATATTCTTGAGTTTTTCCAATAGGCTATTGCGGTCTGTGACTATATAACCTTCGCCCTGTACAAGATCTTCATCCGGTTTTCCGTCTTTATCCAGCTTTTCTTTCTTTAGTTGTAACTCAATCATTTTAAGTTTTTTGTCCATTTTTGCTACTTTTGCATCAAGAGACGTTTTCAGCATACCACCAGCTACTTCAAATACTCTGCCACTGTATCTACTTTCTACATTCATGCCCAAATCCATTAGGTCATCATAAGCATCTAATGCTTTTTCTGCAATATCATTAAGTTCTTTGTCTGCCATTTCGCCCAAGCCTTTTACAGCTGGTAGTGCGGCCGCAATCTTATCAAACTCTGCAATATCTCTTAGTGTTTCGTTCTGCTGTTCTATAACTTCTTTTTTCTCACGCTTTTTATCTTGCTTGATAATTTCTTTACTATCTGGTAAATCAAGAAGTTCTTCTAATTTTTTGGTCATTTTATACTCTCATTAACTGCTACTATTATTTATCGTTTTCCTTGGTGGAACATATCCTTTTCTGTAACTACTCTAAAGTTAAGTCCTTTAGATTTACAGTATGCTCTTGCCGCTTCCCACTTTGCCATATTTAGTGCAACGTGTGCTTGATTGTGCTTAGACTTGCCAGCAGTTTCCATTGTTACTTGATTATCTGGTTTTACTTCTATAAGTTCTACCATATTTTTACCTTTTTTTGTCTTGTATTGAATAAAAAAATCTGGTACATATATTGTTGCTCTACCTGTAAATGGATTTCTGAAAGGTATTTTTACTGCTTCACTTGCCCATGCTTGTATAGCAGGATTTTCATCACAAAATTTCATAAACGCAAACTCCCAACTACTTCTGTATGTTGGTGTTCTACGTCCTACATATTTTTCTGGATGTTTAGGTTCGAATTTTCCTTGTGCAAAACGCCCCATGGGTTACCCCATAATGTTTCTTGCTTCTAACGGAGTGTTAGTATTTTTTACTCTAAATCCTAATGTGCTTACTTTTTGTCTATTAAAGTTTAAAACAGTTGCTACAGTAAAACTTAGTTGTAACTTATCTAAACTCTTTAATGTATCTAATAATTCAAAAACTTTAACACCATCAAGTTTAGCTTGTTTCATTAATATTGCACCTGTTGACTGAGCCGCAGGTGTATCAAAACCTTTTGATTCTAAAAAACCTATTACAGCATCTACTTCGTTTGCTGGATAAGAAAGTTGTTTTTCATAATAGGTGTTAAAAAACCTTTTTACTTTGCTTGCACTTGAAGTGTCTTTTTTCACAGGTAAATTTAATTGAACTTTATCCATTATGTTATATCTCCTGCTGGTGCTCTTGGGCCACCTGGTGAATTAGCACTGGTTGTATTTGTGCTAGATGTGGATGCACCGCTATTCATAAAATCATTCACTAATTTTCCGCCACCAACTACTGCGGCCGCTGTAGCTATAGTTGAAAGTCCTCCGCCACCTCCGCCGTTAGGTGTAATTACTCCTGCTACTCCACTGACATCAATACCTGTTGTTTTGCCGATTGTGTCTATTGCACTGCCAAGTAATTCTCCGCCTATTCCACCTTGTGTTAAATTTCCTGCATTTTGAAGTGTGTTTGCCGCTGTCAATACAGTTCCAAATGTTACTCCGTCGTTTGAAATATCTCCAAGAACGCTCATACCACCAGCAAGCACTCCGCCTACACCTAATAGACTAGATGCGCCACCGCCCATTAATGAATTTGGACTTGGTGTTTTATCATAATGTTCTTCGGAAAATCCTTTAGGTCCACCTTTACCAACAGTACCTCTACTGTAATGCACAGTCTCATAGTCTAATGTCATTGTATTTGATACAGTATCACTAACGCTATTGTCCATAGTATCATGTTGCCATCCTGAAATAATAGGATTAATTAATGTAAATGCAGTATAACTTTTTCTTGCCATCTGTGAAATTGTAATACTATCAAAGAAAGGTAAGCCGCTGTCGTTATCAAGCCCATATCTAAATTGTTTATCATTAAACTGACTACCTCTATTATATGCTTCTATAGATGCACCTGTTTCTGGTGCTCCGGCTGGTTGTACTGCTGAATAATTTCCGTCTCTATAATAATATCTATAATATGCTTCCCACATAGCAGTAGTAACACCGAAATTATCATCATGAAATGTAATAGTTACAGGTTGATAATCAATACGCTTTTGAACTACTCTTTTTCTGTTGTATTGATGTTTCACATCTGTTTGAATATTGTATGCAGGTAGCTGAGCAGACTTTACAAGCATGTTCAGCTCGTTCATATGTTTTTCTCTTAGTTGAGGTATCACAGCCGCCGCTGAAGAATTAATATTAAATGTAACATGATATAAAAACTTAACTTTAGGAGTAAGTCTATGATTATCATCTACATAAAGTCTTGCCGCATGTTGATAGTCAGCAAGATTACCTTTAGGGTTTAATGCCCCTGATACTACGTTGTCTAAGAATCCATTTAAAAAGCTCGCCATACTAATATTTAGCCAATTAAATAATGTGGGTAGATAATCTAGTCATAAAAAAAGGGCCCGTAGGCCCTTTTATTAATTTATAATTGCTTAGATAGAACCACCGCCTGTGATTGCAGTATTAATTGTTCTTCCTACTGCTGTTCCTAGGCCTGTTCCTTGTGGTGTTTGGATTGCATTATCGTATCTAACTGTTAACGCTACTGTTACAACTTCTGAAGTTGCATAGTTTAATGTGTTATAGTTAGTTCCTTCTAAGTAGCAACCGTATAGTTCAAATGTTTCTAATACTGTTGCCGCATTTGCTCCATTACCACCGTCTAGTATTTCAATTCTAGTTACAAACTTGTAGTCTGCACCACTTGCCGCACTTGACTGCTCAAAGAAATCAAATTGTTTCTGAAGTTGTTCACCAACCATTTTCTGTACGTTGTTGCTAACATCTTCACGCAAGTTAATTGTAATTGGTTCCCAAGTATGCTTACCAGCAAGATAAACTCTGGAGTTATAAATATCAACCGTCATTTGATCAAAACTAACGCTAGGTCTTGTTACGTCCATAACTTGTTTTGTTAGCTCTGTTGACGGACTTGATACACCAAAATTTTCTAAGCTCACTCTAAAGCGATATTGAAGTTTGGGCATTAACAAACCCTGATTAGATGCACTTGCGTTACTATCTAAAGGTACTGTTAATTTTGAAAGTGTTGAAATTGCCATTATTTGCTCCTATTACTTTTATTTATCATATTATAGTCCACTAATTTCGCCAGTGTTTTTAAGTCTAAGTGGAATGTAGATAAATTCAACAGCTTTGACTGGCTCAATAGCAATATCTAAATATAGTTCGTTTCTATCAATTCTACTTGGAGTATTGTTAGACTCGTCACATACAACTAGGAAGTCATATAATGCTCTTTGAGATACTAGCTCAAGCATTAAACTATCTGCTTGTGCTTTGATTTCATCACGTGTGATTTTATCATTTGGCTCAAAGATGTAAGGCTTAGCAAGTTTCTTAAGTTGTGATCTTAAGTAAATTACTAATCTTGCAACGTTAATTCTATCTAACGCACTTGCATTCTTTGCTCTTGTTTTCTGACCAAAGTTTACAAGTCCTGCTCCTGTTAAGAATGTAATTGGGTTAATGTTATTTGAATAAAGTGTATCACGCTGACCTTCGTTCAGTGCAATTGACTTAAATTCGCCTTCTGCATCAACAAATCCTGCGGCACTTGCAT